TAAACTTAAAAAAGGTGATGGTAAACTTGCAAGTGTAGTAAAAAGATCACCAATGTCTAAACTTAAAAAAGGTGATGGTAAACTTGCAAGTGTAGTAAAAAGATCATCAGGTGTTTTTAAAAAGAAAAGAAAAATACCTGAAGGTAGAAGCATTAATATGAAAGTGCCTAAGAGCGTATCAAGAATGACACTTGCAGAAAAAGAATTTTACTTTAACATAAATAACAAAGATAATCCAAGTGTTAAAAGAGGAACTAAAAAATCTAGTGCAGGAACGTTTGTAACATATCCTCAATTTACTTTAGCTGAGTATTTAAAAATGTCAAAACGTGATAGGTATCTTGTAGGTCTACCAGAGACTGATGAAAGATTAAGTAGAAATAGTAGAAACATTTTAACTTTTACACCAATAAAAAATTAAAATAATGTTTATTGCTGTAATATTATATTGTTCTGTTATTACTGACCCTACTTCTTGCGATGTTATGATACGTAAGAATCATTTATTTATTACAGAGATAGAATGTAAACAAGAAATAAAAAATGTAGCAGAAGGTTTACTTGTTACAGGTCACTACGTAAAAGCTAAATGTTTTGCATTTAACCCTTATGGAGAAACAACATGATCAAATACAAATGGATTTGGATAGGTTTAATACTTGCAGTGTTAGTGGGTATAATGGTATACGGTGCTAAACTACAGATGTGTACCCCTCCCTGTATTTAAATGAATAATAAACTTAGCCCACAACAAAAGTCTACTATGACTTGGAGGTGGACTGCATTAATAATATATCTATTAATATGTTTCTATGATTTTATGTTTGTACCTATATGGTACGGAATTAATAGACCAGACATATCACAGTTTATGGATATTATAAATTCTACTACTGAGCCAATGGTTCAGATGGAACTGATGAAAAAGCTTACAGGACAACACAATCCTTTTACTCTTATGGGTGGAGGATTGTTTCACCTAGCGTTTGGGGCCATACTTACTGGGTCAGCCTTTGCTAAACATGAGGAATAGTAATGTCAAAACAATTACAAGCAGATAGCAAGTACGCAGTAGCTGACACGGATGGTGATGGCATCATTACGGATGAAGAGCTGGATAGACACGAACGGTGGATACGTCTGGAGAATGAAGACAAGATGATGGATACGCAACGTACTATGGCTTGGTTAGCTATGGGTACAACCATCGTAACTGTAGTAGTACTACTTACACCTATTATTAATATACCTCGTATGGAGTCTGCATCAGGGTTTCTTAATACCTTTCTTGTAGCACAGATGGGTGTTGTATTAGGTTTTATGGGTGCGTCAGCATTAAGTAAAACAAAAACAAAAGCATAACAGGGTTGCATTAATAACACTTCTATGTTATAACTAGTTATGGTATAACTCCTTTAGTCATTAAAAGGAGAAATAAAATGATAAGAAAATTAATAACTAAGTACAATAATTACATTTCTAATAGAACTGCATATTATCAACTAATGAATATGACAGAGAGACAACTACGGGATCTAGGAATATCTCGTGGTGAAATCAGAAAACTAACAGGTTTTGGAGGACATTAAATGAAAAGTTTATTTATCGCAGGTGCTATAATTGTTTTAACATCAGCTTCTGCACAGGCTGAAGAGCCATCAAAAGGTGGCATTATGTCACTAATTAAACCAGATACATCTATTGAGTATGGCTTTAAGAGTAAAAAGTGGTCAGGTGATGTAGGTGCAACAGCTAGTCTAGGTAGAATATCTATTCGCCCAGCAGTAGATTGGGCATATGCTAGTGGTTCTTCTATTAGTATTTCTGGTGCATCAGTAAAGAGTACAGTAGGATTAATAGGTGGACTATCTACGTATTCAAAATTATCATTAGACGGTGACTTTAAATATAGTGACCTATCTATTGGTTTAGCATATACTTTTAAATAGGAAACAGAACAATGGTAGAAAGTACATATACAGAAGGTAAAGAAAAAATACCTACGATATTCTCATTAGATGATGGGTTAAACGTAACAGGTACTGCAGCAATAACAGGTGCAGCAACTGTATCAACTACACTAGATGTAACAGGTGTAACAACACTTACAGGTGCAGCCACACTAGAGAGTGCTGTATTAAGTAAGTTTGTTAAACACGTAGCTCACGTTAGTGGCGTAACTGTTAATTCAACTGCAGGTGACTCACCAGCTATTGGTACATTTGCACAACCAGCTAATACAATTATTACAGGTATTACAATATTTTGTGCTGTTGCTCCTGTATGTGGTTCAGGAGATATAGGATACGAAGTAGGTACATCTAGCTCAGGCGCACAAATTGTTGCAGCACAGACAGATGAGATTCTTGATGCTGGTACAACTGTTGTTGTAGGTAATGTTACACAGACTGCCTTAGTTCTTCAGACGCAGGATGCAGCAACTGCACCTATATCTGTACAGTATGCTTCTGCTGCACGTAATGTTTTTTGTAATATTACAAACACAGTAAATGCAACTACAGCAGGTTCTTTTACCTTTATCATTGAGTATGTACAAATAGCATAGTATAAAAAGGAAATAATATTATGAATTACATTAAAGCTATATATAAATACCTAGAGCGTGTTGCACGTTCTATATTAAACATTAAGTGTAACTGTTGTGACAAATGTCAGTGTAGCGGCTGATGAAGGGCGTACCTCATTACCTCCGCAACGGAACAGAACACAAAGGCAGTATGCATAAAATGGCTGATGGCACATTGCATACAGGTGAAACTCATACTAAATCTAGTAAACGATTGTATCACTTTAAAGATTTATCTAAAACGGCACAAGCTAAGGCTAGACCTAAAAAGAAAAAGAAGAAATAGATATGGCAGCTAAAAAAGGTTTATACGCTAACATAAATGCAAAAAAGAAAAAGGGTACTAGTAACCCTAAGTCTAAGAGTACCATATCAGATAAAGCGTACGCTAATATGAAGGCTGGTTTTCCTAAAGCTAATAAAGGTATGTACGTTAAGAAGAAGAAAAAGTAACTATGGCTAGACAACTAACGGAAAACCAACAAAACTTCTTAGAGGTACTGTTTGATCAAGCAGGTGGAGATGTAGTAACAGCTAAAAAACTGTCAGGCTACAGCGACAATACACCTACGCGCATTATAGTTGAGTCACTAAAAGAAGAAATAATGGACGCTACACGTTCTTACTTCGCTAGGACTGCACCTCTTGCAGCGTTTGCATTAGGTAACGCTATGAATGACCCTACTGAGTTAGGTATAAAAGAAAAAATGGTAGCAGCTAAAGATGTCTTAGACAGAGCAGGTATAATTAAAACGGATAAAGTAGATATCCAAACGTCTAGTAGTGTATTTTATTTACCACCTAAAGAAGGTAGCAATGAATAATGGCTAGAAACTACAAAAGCGAATACAGTAATTACCAAGGTAAGCCCACGCAAGTAAAGAAACGTGCTTCCCGTAATACAGCTAGAGCTAAAATGGTAGCTGGTGGTGTCGCTAAAAAGAGTGACGGTAAAGATGTAGCACATAAAAACAACAACCCACTAAATAATAGCCGTAAAAACCTTAAAATGTCTACTAAGGCAGCTAATAGGTCTTTTCCTAGAACTAAAACAGCTAAAAGAAAACCTGTATAACGGTATATTATGCAGTTACACCAACAAGGTCTAGGTTATTGGGAGTTACCCAAGCCTAATAAAGGTAAAGAACGCAATTGGCACACTATTGCTCGTGTTAGTCGCACTATACCCTTCGGTTACACGTTAGATAAAACAAACAATAAGCTTTTACAGCCTGTATTTATAGAATTAGAAGCATTAGAACTTGCTAAACGCCATTTAAAACAGTATTCTTACAGAGAAGTAGCAATCTGGCTAACAAAACAAACAGATCGCTACATCTCAAACGAAGGCCTAAGAAAGCGAATAACAATTGAGCAAAAACGTAAGAGAGCAGCTTCAATTAAACGCAACATTGCCAGAAGGCTCAAAGAAACGCTTGCGGAAATCCAGAAGCTCGAAGAAGAAGGTATCGGCAGCTACTCCTGTAGAGAAGAAACAACCTAAAGTAGTACCAGCTACACCTATAGCACCTGACCCACCCGTAGAAGAACTACAAAACATAGTTTTTGCACCTAACGCAGGGCCACAAACAGATTTTCTATCTTCTTCAGAGCGAGAGGTGCTTTACGGAGGCGCAGCAGGTGGTGGAAAAAGTTATGC